GGTGTATTTACAACTGTTACGGGTTCATTAACAACAGCCGCTCAACCTAACGTAACAAGTTTAGGTACATTGACATCATTAGCAATAACAGGTAATGCATCTGCAGGTAATGTTTATGCTAATAGCGGCACAGTTGGTGCAAGTTTATTGACTGGCACGTTGACTACAGCCGCACAACCAAATATCACTAGTGTCGGTACATTGTCATCACTAAGCGTGACTGGTAACGTAGCAGCCGGTAACTTAACAACTACAGGTGTATTAAGTGTAACTGGTACAGGTGTAAGCAGTATTGCTGGTAATCTAGATATGACCAGCAACAACATCATCAATCTTGCTTCTCCGGTTAACGCAAATGATGCGGCAACTAAACAATATGTTGATGACGTTGCTCAAGGCTTACATACTCACGACAGTTGTAATGCCGCAACAGACAGCACATTAGCAACTATTTCAGGCGGTACTGTTACATATAATAACGGCACAGCAGGTGTAGGTGCAACATTGACAACAACAGGATCATACACAACTATTGACGGTGTTACATTGTCAAATGGTATGCGTATCCTTGTTAAGAACGAAGCAAATACAGCACATAACGGTATCTATGATCGTACAAGTAGCACAGTATTGACACGTTCAAGTGACTTTGATACTCCAACAGAAATGGCAGGCGGTGACTTCACATTCGTCAGTGCCGGTACATTGTATGATAACACTGGTTGGGTAATGCCTGATCCAGTAACAACAGTTGGTACAAGTGCTGTTGTATGGGTACAGTTCTCTGGTGCAGGTACATACACAGCAGGTACTGGTTTAACATTGACCGGCTCAGTATTCAGTGTGAATGCAAGCCAGTCACAGATCACTAGTGTTGGTACTTTAACATCATTGGGCGTAAGCGGCACTATAACGGCTGCAAATATCACAGCAAACACTGGTGTCTTTACTGGTAATGGTAGTGGTTTATCAGCAATCGCTGGCGCCAATGTAACAGGTCAGGTATCATTTGCGGCAACTGCAAACGCAGTAGCAGGTGCTAATGTAAGTGGACAAGTAGCTAATGCATTAGTAGCAGGTACTGTCTATACTGCGGCACAGCCTAACATTACTAGTGTTGGTACACTAACAAGTTTAGCAGTAACTGGTAATATTAGTGCAGGTAATGTAAGTGCAACAACATTTACTGGTGCACTAAGTGGCGCGGCAACAAGCGCAACTACTGCTGGCACAGTCACAACAGCGGCTCAACCTAACATCACTTCAGTAGGCACATTAACTAGTTTAGCAGTCACTGGTAATATTAGTGCAGGCAACGTAAGTGCTACAACATTCACTGGTGCATTGACTGGTGCTGCTACAACAGCAGGCACTGTAACAACTGCGGCTCAGCCAAATATTACATCAGTGGGTACATTGACCGGATTAACATTAGCGGCAAATGCTGACATCACAATGTCAGGCACTGGCTCAAACATCAATGGTGTCGCTCTTGTAAGTGCTACACTATTTGAAGGTAGCGGTGCTAACTTGACAACACTAAATGCAAGCAATGTCTCAAGTGGTACATTAGCACAAGCAAGATTAGCAAACGCAAGTGTAACTTTAGGAAGCACAGCACTTACATTAGGAAGCACTGTTACTACAGTAGCAGGTTTAACTAGTGTAACTTCAACAACATTCGTTGGTGCATTGACAGGTGCGGCAACTAGTGCTACTACAGCAGGTACAGTAACAACTGCCGCACAACCAAACATCACTTCAGTAGGCACATTAACAAGTTTAGGAGTAAATGGCAATGTAACAGCAGTGAACATTACTGCTAATACTGGTGTGTTTACTGGTAATGGTTCTGCTCTAACTGCATTGAACGCAAGTAATATTTCAACTGGTACATTAGCACAAGCAAGATTGGCAAATGCTAGTGTAACATTAGGTAGCACAGCATTGACACTAGGCTCAACTGTGACAACTGTTGCAGGATTGTCAAGCGTAACATCAACTTCATTCGTTGGTGCATTGACTGGTGCGGCAACTACAGCAGGTACAGTAACAACAGCGGCACAACCTAACATTACATCAGTTGGCACATTAACTTCATTGTCAGTAAGCGGTGGCTTAACAACTGCTAATATTACTACAGGTGCTAACTCAACAGCAGGTAGTTTGACAGGTAACTGGACATTAACTGCTGGTTCAAGACTACAAGCAACATACGCTGACTTGGCAGAAAAATATGTAGCAGACGCTTCATACGAAGCCGGTACAGTATTGTTGTTCGGTGGTGCGCATGAAGTCACTATATCAAATGCAACTGACAGTCATAGTGTAGCAGGCGTAGTATCAACTAACCCAGCATATATCATGAATAGCGGTTGCCAAGGTGAGCATGTGGTCGATCTAGCACTACAAGGTCGTGTACCAGTCAAAGTATCAGGACATGTAAGCAAGGGCGACTTGATGGTATCAGGCTTGAATGGTTATGCTGTTGCAAACAACATGGCCCGTGCAGGCACTATCATCGGTAAGGCATTGCAGAACTTTAGTGGCGATCACGGCGTAATCGAAATCGTAGTTGGCAGAGTATAATCTCTGCCGACTTTTTCCGCTGATAAGTACATTTGTGACGAATGTATTCATCCTCGATTATCCGGCTCGACTTAAAGCCTGGTCTGAACTTAGAACCAAACTTCAAGACTCATCATTAGAAACCAAATCTATCGAAATAGATAAATTTTGGCAACGTGTACCAACACAAACCTATTACCTTCATACAGATTACATCAAGGATTGGCCTACACCTTGGGAACTAATTTCCGATAATGTTTATTGCAACTATGCAAGAGCATTGGGAATGATTTATACCCTTTTATTAGTGGGTACCAAAAATCTTGAACTTGTCGAAGCAAAAGACGATAATAGTAATGAAGTTGTATTAGTCCTAGTGGATAACGCAAAATATGTGCTGAATTACTGGCCCAACACGGTAGTAAATAATCTCATCACAGATTTTAAGATAACTAGAACACTTGACATCAGTCCACTATACTATAAAATAGGTTAAAAATGAAATTAAATGTTATTAAACGCTCAGGCGCACAAGAACCTCTAGCCGTAGAAAAATGGCAAGCACAGGTAGCAAAAGTATGTAAAGGTATCGCAGATGTAAGTCAGTCGATGATCGAAATCAAAGCACAGCCACATTTCTATGATGGTATCACTACTAGAGTTATTGATGAGATCACACTACGCGCCATAGTTGACCTCATTGATGTTGAGAGCAATCCCGATGTAGGTCATACCAATTATCAATATGTAGCAGGCAATCAACGATTGAGTATGTTACGCAAAGATGTTTATGGTAGTTACCAACCTCCACATTTATATCAGATCATAAAGAAAAATGTAGAGTCAGGACTTTATACAAGAGAATTGCTTGAATGGTATAGTGAAGATGATTGGAACAAGATGGAAGAATTCATCGATCATGAGAAAGATGAACAATACAGTTATGCCGCTATTGAACAATTGATTGAGAAGTATCTTGTACGTAATCGTGCTACAAAAGATATTTACGAGACTCCCCAAGTTCGCTATATGGTCGCAGCCGCGACTGTGATGCACAAAGAAGATAAGAGTCAAAGACTAAAATATGTAAAGGAATACTATAATGCTTCTAGTGATGGTTTGTTCACTCTTGCTACTCCTGTACTCGCTGGCCTCGGAACACCGACCAAACAGTTTAGTTCTTGCGTTCTTATCCGTAGTGATGATGATCTTGACAGCATTTTTGCATCAGGTGAGATGATGGCAAAGTATGCTAGCAAACGTGCTGGCATAGGCTTAGAGATTGGACGACTACGCCCATTAGGTAGCCCCATCCGAGGCGGTGAAGTCATGCATACCGGCATGATACCATTCTTAAAGAAATGGTTCGGTGATTTGCGCAGTTGCTCACAAGGAGGCATTAGAAATGCAAGTGCTACAGTATTTTATCCCATTTGGCATTATCAGTTTGATGATCTTATTGTACTTAAGAACAATCAAGGAACAGAAGAAACCCGAGTCCGTCATATGGATTATGGGGTTATGCTTAGTAGTTTCTTCTGGAGACGATTCAAAAACAAAGAAAACATAACATTCTTTGATCCTAACGAAGTTCCAGACTTATACGAGGCCTTCTATACTAATACGCAGAAGTTCGAAGAACTTTACGTTAAATATGAAAAACGTAAGGATTTACGTAAAAAGACCATGAATGCAGAAGATGTATTCAAAGGTGGTATTTTAAAAGAAAGAACAGATACTGGTCGCATCTATCTTGTATTCATCGATAACGTGATGAATCAAGGACCTTTTAACCCTGAATACCATACAATTTACCAGAGTAACCTTTGCTGTGAAATTCTTTTACCTACTAAATCTTTTAAACGTCTTGATGATCCTGACGGTCGCATTGCTTTATGTACGCTCGGTAGCATTAACTGGGGTGCATTCCGTAATCCTGAAGATATGCGCCGTGCTTGTCGTATTCTACAGCGTAGCCTCTGTAATATATTGGACTACCAAGACTTTTTAAGTATTCAGAGTAAACTATCTAATGACGAGATTCAACCATTGGGTATCGGTGTAACTAATCTTGCATACTGGCATGCCAAGCGCGGATTGCGATATGGCGAGAAAGATAGTTTACACGAAGTAAAGAGTTGGATGGAGCATCAAGCATATTATCTGACTGAAGCAACAGTTGAACTTGCTAAAGAACGTGGTAAATGTTTAGATAGTGATAAGACACGTTATGGTCAAGGTATATTTCCCTGGGAGTTACATGCTAAAGGGGTCAAAGAATTAGTCAATATGACACCTGAATTAGACTGGGAACCACTTAGAAAAGATATGAAACAGTATGGCGTACGAAATGCAACACTTATGGCCATTGCCCCTGTCGAGTCTAGTAGTGTAGTTATCAATAGTACTAATGGTATTGAAATGCCTATGTCACTTATCTCAACTAAAGAAAGCAAGGCTGGATCTTTTACACAAGTTGTACCCGAATATCAAAAATTAAAAAACAAATATCAATTAATGTGGGAACAGAAAGACTGTATAGGTTATATCAAGACCGCCGCAGTATTAGCGGCTTATGTAGATCAAAGTATTTCTACTAATACTTTCTATAACCCTGCGCATTTTACAGACCGTAAAGTACCTACTACATTAATAGCCAAGAATCTGATGTTGGCTCATTATTACGGTTTAAAGACATTCTACTACAGTTTGATCAACAAAGCCGGCGCAAAGGTAGTTGAAGAAAAACTCGCAGTACAAGAGCAAGTTCAACAGGATATGATCGAAGACGATTGCGAATCCTGTAAACTCTAATCATATTCAAAACTTGTAAGTGTTAAATACAAATCTAATCTTATAGGGAGATAAAATGGCTTATTCGGAAAAAGTTGTAGATCATTATGAAAACCCAAGAAACGTGGGTAGTTTTAGTAAAGACGACACAGATGTGGGAACAGGCATGGTCGGAGCACCTGCATGCGGTGATGTTATGAAATTACAAATAAAGGTGGACGATGCTACAGGTATTATTACAGACGCTAAATTTAAAACGTATGGCTGCGGCTCGGCGATTGCGTCAAGCAGTCTTGTCACAGAGTGGGTCAAAGGCAAAACCCTCGACGAAGCCGGAGAAATCAAAAACTCCCAAATCGCCGAAGAACTAGCATTACCGCCAGTTAAGATACACTGTTCAATATTAGCAGAGGATGCAGTCAAGGCTGCTATTAATGATTACAAGGGTAAAAAACAAACAGAAGGATGTGCTTGCCAATGAGCAAACAACAATACAATTTACACACTAAGACAGACTATCTAAATCGTAAGATGTTCTTGGATCCGCAAGGCCCGGTAACCATTCAACGATTTGAAGAAGTCAAATATAATAAACTTCAAAAGATGGAGCAGACCGCACGTGGATTTTTTTGGGTTCCAGAAGAAGTTAGTCTCACTAAAGATGCTAATGATTTCAAAGAAGCCAGCGATGCTGTTAAGCATATCTTTACTAGTAACTTATTGCGTCAAACTGCATTAGACAGTTTACAAGGTCGCGGGCCTAGTCAAATCTTTACTCCAGTCGTAAGTTTACCTGAACTAGAGGCGTTGGTCTATAACTGGACATTCTTTGAAACAAATATTCATAGTCGTTCATATAGTCATATCATTCGTAACATTTACAATGTGCCTAAGGAAGTGTTCAACACTATTCATGACACTAAAGAAATTGTCGATATGGCATCAAGCGTTGGCAAGTACTACGATGACTTGCACAGATTAAATTGTCTGAAAGAAATTTCCGATCCAACAAAGGAAACAGTATTAGAACTAGCGCATATCAAAGCAATTTGGTTAGCACTCAATGCAAGTTACGCACTAGAAGCATTCCGCTTTATGGTGTCATTTGCAACAAGTTTAGCAATGGTTGAAAACAAATTGTTTATCGGTAATGGAAATATCATTAGTTTGATATTACAGGATGAACTATTGCACAAAGAATGGACTGCTTGGATGATCAATCAAGTTGTCAAAGAAGATAATCGTTTCGCAAAAGCCAAGGCAGAATGCGAACAAGAAGTATACTCTATGTACTTAGATGTCATACGTGAAGAAAAAGAATGGGCTGATTATCTATTCAAGAAAGGGTCAGTCATAGGTCTCAACGCAAACATTTTAAAAGATTTTGTAGACTATACTGCTAATATCGCCCTTAAAGAAATTGGTATCAAATATCAAAGTTCTGCACCAAAAACTAATCCTATTCCGTGGTTCAACAAGCATAGTGACACTAGCAAGAAACAGACGGCATTACAGGAGAACGAAAGCACAAACTATGTGATCGGTGTTATGAGCGATAAATTAGATTACGATGATCTTCCCTCACTATAATTATAATTAACAAGGAGAAAAATATGAAGGCTTTAGTTTGGAGCAAGGATATGTGCCCTTATTGCGACCGTGCAAAGGCATTGTTGAAGCAAAAGGGTATTGAGTTTGAAGAGCGTAAAATCGGCGGCGGATGGACGAAAGAGCAGTTACTAGAGTCTGTACCTACAGCGAGAACAGTACCGCAGATATTCTTAGATGGAATATTAGTGGGTGGATATGATCAATTAAAAGCAAAATTTGATAAAGAGGAAATACAATGAATATTGAAGTTGGACAGACATACAGTTTTAAACTAAACAGCGGCGAAGAACTTGTCGCAAAACTACTAAAAATCGACGAGGGTATATATATCATCAGCGATCCAGTAAGTATCGGCCCTAACCCGAACGGGGGATTAGGATTAGTGCCTAGCATGTTCACCGTAAATATGCACTCAAATGTGAGACTAAATACTAATAGTGTCGCATTAGTGGCGGATACAGATGACAGCGTGAAAATGAAGTATCTAGAGGCCACTACAGGAATCAAGGTTCCTGATAAGAAAGTTATATTAGGATAATACAATGCCAAAATTAAGTCGTAAGGGTGATAAGAATACTACAGGAGGACAAATCATTCGCGGTGCCGGAACCGTGTTTGCCAACAATAAACCTGTAGGATTGCATACTAGCAAGATCACACCTCATGACCCTAAGAAGAATAAAAAGCCGCATTGCGATGCATCGACTACTGAAGGTAGCCCTACTGTATTCGCTGAGAACTGCGCTGTATTGAGAGTAGGCAGCGGCAATACATGCGGTCATAAAATAGTAGAAGGTAGCGACAACGTGTTTGTCCCATAAGTCATGGCAGATACAGGTAAACAAAGCCCATTAGGTGTAAATGTTCTAGGTTCTTTATTACAGAACATAGGCTTTTACATCAACCCTACTGCACAGAGTTACATGGGTGTGAATAAAAGCACTCAAGGATCTTATAGCCCTGGTAAGATCGTCAATGATACATGTTTGAAGTGGTTGACATATGCTATCAATGACGCATATAAGAGAGGTGAGGCCAGCGGCAATGTACCACCTAATTCTACTGTTAATAAAACTACATATGATAATCTCTTAAATATAGGTCAAAGTAGAATCGCGGCATTAGGAAACAGTCCTCCTCCTACATGGGAAACGACTGATCCTGGTAATGTATGGGTTAATCAATATGCTGGTACAAATACTTCAACTCCAGGTTACACTATAGATCAAGCAGGCAGTCCTGCAAACTCAGGCTATGGTTTTTATAACTGGACTGCTAGTTATGAAGATTATGTTGACAATAGAGTAGAAGCATATAAAGATGAAGGCCAGTTAGCAAGTTGGTATCCCTTCTTAGCAACAGTGCCTAACCCATATGGGTCTGGAAATGTAAATGTACCTAATGTAGGCATCACTCAATGGGGATGGGTCCGTTGCATGGCATTGCAAGCATGGAACGAATTCAACTGGAACGGCAAGACAGTATTACAAACTGATGTGACACCATCCGGCAGTCCTGAGTATCAATATTTTTCTGATAGTTTTGCATCATGCGATAGTTTTAAAAATTATAGCAACCAAGCGATTTATGCTATCGAAGACAGCAAAACATTTTTAAAAGGTACATACAGTAATCAAGATGATTTAATCAGCGCGGATGTAGCCGGCGTATCATTATCAAGCAGAGCATTTGGTCAAGACTTGATTAATCTAGGTAACGCTATAGATTTTGAATACGTAAGTGTATTTGGTTTACCATCGAGTGTATTACAGATATTGAAAAAATACAATGCATTGACACAACCTGTTATCTTATCATTGTTAGCATCAGGCTTATCACAAAATGAAATTGAAGCGATAAGTACCGGAAACATCACACCTAGTAAAGAACAAGAACAAAAGATTTATGCATCATATTTGATAATAGTTAATACTGATTTAGAAGAAATCAAAACTATATTAAATTGCAGAACTAAAGGAATGACATCATTAGCCGACTTAGTGAGTGTGAAGAAGATGTTCCCATTAAGTTTTACTACATTGACAGTACCTATATACAATACTGCACCCGGGCCAACAAACAGTAAAACATATTACTTATTATTCATCGCACAAGAATTGAACCCGCAATTAGTAACACCGAGAATAAAAGAAATCGTAGGCGAGATAGTGCCACCGATGCAACCTCCTATAGTAATAGAACCTCCGCCGGCGCCACCACCAGCACCACCTGCACCGCCTATCATATTACCGGAACTCCCGTCTATACCTGCCCCGGATCCTGTTCCTCCGGTTTCTACAGTATTACCTCCTCCTTTAGTCCCGACACCGTTACCAAGATCAGGCGGCGGCGGTTGCGTAGTACTAGAGAGTTACATGCCTTTGATAGAGACAGACCAGAAACACAACGGCAAAGAGATCACGAATGCATGGATGGTTGAGAGTGGTATGAAGATTAGTCTTGGTACTGACGATCTACAGATAATTGAAGGACGAATCGTAAAGACATTAAACGATTATCAGCCTTGTGTGCGCATCACTACAGTTGACGGTATATCATTAGTATGTTCTACAACAGCGCCGATACTTACAAAAGACGATGGTTTTGTACCGTCAACAGAAGTATACGGTAAGCGAGTAGCAGTTATGCGTAATGGACGTACTTGGTTTGATGAAGTTGTTGGATTGGAAGATGTCGGTATGAAGTTCGTTCGTGTCATCGACACAGGTAATAACAGTTTCTGGGCAGGCGAAAAGCCAGGGTCGTTCATGCTACATCATAATGCAATCATAAATGAACAATTTGAAATGGACAAGAAATAACCATGGCAGACGAACTAAATTTTCAAATACCAAAACAGGGCTTTGATTCCTATCTATATGGAATTATCCCTGACGATCAGGCTGTGTTGGCTGGTGCATTTAGTGTCAGTATGCAACAAGTTAGAAATATCGACAAGGTAACAGCATCGCAATTCGCTAAAGTAGCATATAGCATGGAAAGTACAGTAGGTCTACCACTTACCAATGGTACTGATATACCTACAGATACTCCACTATTGACTGAGGCCAAAGTAAAAACATCATTAGGTAGCGGCGTGTATGGTTCATACACTACAAGCAATTTCTTTGGTGCTATGAGTGGATTGCCTTATCCCTGGGCAAACATGTATGACAAGATAAAAGAACTAGAGACTCAGACACTTTATACAATATATCAAAATTTATATCTTGCAGTACAATGGGAGCAAGCAACCGCAACTGTACAATACTCAAGTTATGATGATGGATTTGGCACAACTTATTACCATGTTGAGGGAGTTACTATTGCTGATCAAGGAGGTGGTTATTTGCGTGAAAATGCCGCACCTCCTACTATAACTATCAATGGTGGTTCAGGAGCAACGGCCACATTAACTATGGGAACAGATGTTAATAGTGTAGGGTCAGATGGTGGTGGTCAATATGGCAGAGTATTAACAGCGACACTAACATCTTCAGGAACGGATACTACAACTATACCGACTGCGACTATTACTGCACCGCCCGGTGGTGGATGGCCTGCAATGAATATTGTAGTACAAGGTTATATCGATGCTGCCAATAATGAGATACAGGCTATCACTACTAGAAGCGCACAGAATTTCAATGCAAGTAATGTATTAAACACATTATGGAATATAACAGGTATCGCATTAAAGCATGAGCAAAGAGCAAGATATATCGCTATGGCTCCAGTACCCGTGCCTTGGGATAATAGAGTGTCGAGTTATCCTACATCACTATATGTCATGGTAGACGGCATCCCGGATTTCGCAAAGCAGACAGAACCTCATATGGCTGCGCAAACACTAGAACATATTAGTGATTTGTTAACGGCTGGCGGTCAAAGCGTAGTGGCTATGATGCGTCAAGAAAGAAACCAAGATAGATTAGCAGAAGTAGGTATAGAATTAGATAATAATTTAGCAGACAGACTAAGTGTAGATTTGACAAGGCAACTGATGTCAAACGGTGTATTACCTGGCGCAGTAGAAGGTATAGAGAGTCCTAACGGTAACATCTATACACTGCCTGCATGGCCAGAAGATACCGATCCCGTAGCATATTGGGATTGTGATGAAAGCACTATAAGAATAGCGACAGGACTAAAAGAAGGAGATATCAACCCATTACTAGATGGCAACGAATGTCCTATCGTTAACCCAGAAGTACCAGAAGGAGAGGGTCCTATCCCAGAACCACCGATCAACATCTTTGTGGTCGAGGACCCGTTACCACCTGAAATCAATACAGATTACACAGGAACTACATTAAAACCAAGCACTTACGACATTCCAGATGCGATTGACAAAGTGATTGAATGTAACTGTGATTGTTGGGTAAATTAACGCCCAAAATACTAGTATTATAAAGATCAAGTAGTTACAATAACTACTTAATGTGTCTTATCTAAAGGTAATGGCAAAACCAACCGTAGGAGAAACAGCATGGAGAAATCCTTAAAGAGCATCAATCTTTTATTTGGTATCTTGTTTGTAATGGCTTTAACTTTTACTATCAGTAATAACAAGTTGAATTCATTAAAAGCAAATACTTATGCGAAGACTGAAAGCATAGAGTCAATAGAAAAGAACTTATCGTGCCTTGCACTCAATATCTATAGAGAAGCAGGTCATGAGCCGTTCGAAGGTAAAGTTGCGGTAGCACAAGTAACTTTGAATCGTACCCAACATCCTCAATTTCCAAATTCAGTTTGTGAAGTAGTGTATCAAAAGAACTCATTCATGGGCAAAGTAGTTTGCCAGTTCAGTTGGTACTGTGATAGCGTACATAAAATGCGTCCTATCAACAAACAAGCATACGATGAAAGTTATCGTGTTGCTAAGATGGTGTATTTGGAAGATTTTAAATTGGAGAGTGTAAAGTCTGCATTGTACTATCATGCAGATTATGTCAACCCAAATTGGGGCAAAAAGAAAG